TGTCGGGCCGTAGTTCATGCTTGTTTCCTCAACTCTTTTATGGCATTGGCTGCATAGTGGTAATAGTTGTGGTTGCCATTGTTACTCTGGGCCTCATGCAGGCCCATCAGCAAGTCAATGCAAGCCTGGCGCTCATGCTGGGCCACAAGCTCTGCAAAATCATAAGTCGCACTGCCAATTTCATACCAGTCAAGACCGGCATCATGGGCTAGTTTTTTGTATTCATTCACTTGGCTCATGCTGACCACCATGCGACAAGTAATGCAGCCAAGCCAACGCCAATGGCCAAGGCAGTCAAATAATCCAGAAGGGTTTCGGTTGAGGGTTTCATTGGTTTCTTTCGTTAATGGGGCCGAAGCCCCGTGGGTTTAATTAGGCTGCGGCTTTCTCGGCAAATAAGCGCTTGGCTTCTGTGCCTTGATCTGCATACTCATCAGAGCCATAAGCTGGATCGATCTCATCCCAAAATGTAGGAGAAATAAACTTGCCAGCTTCAAGCGCTGCATTAACACGGGCGGCTAAACGATCTGCTTTGGCTGAAGCCTCTGCGCGTAAATCGGGAAAATAAGCGTCACCAGTCTCTTCACAAATAACTTGCTGAGTGCCATTAAAAGTGGCTTGATGACGAAAACGCTTACCAGCTGCATTCTCGATGACCACATAAAACTGCTCTGCAATGAATGGATGACCATCACAAGAGTAACCAGCGTTAAAGAGATCAGAAGCTACTGAGGCGGTAAAAGTTGTGTTTTTCATTTCGTTTCTTTCGTTTACTTGTTTAGGAGTAACGAAGTATGACAGAAATAAACTATCTGTAAACAATTATTTTTTATGTGTTGTTTTTATACATAAAGCGCAATTAGAATGCGACCATGCAATCAATTCACGACATCAAGGCAAAGGCCAAGGCCCACAAGATCACCATGTCTGCGGTGTGCAATGAGGCTGGCATCCAGCAGTCCCAGGTGAGCCGGTGGCTGTCTGGGACTGTGGAGCCATTGTGGACATCAGTCAATCAATTGCACTTGGCGCTTGAGAAACTGATCGACAGATCACCAGTCGCTATCGACTGACTCGGCCACTGGTGCAGAGCCTTTGCCTGCCACCACGCCAAAGTCACTGGCCGCTGAAGGCTTTGCACCACCCAGCGAGTCACCCTTTGACAACAACATGATGTTGTTCAAGCCATACGACACGCCCTTGTTGCCTGCTTGGTCATAAGCATAGGCATTCAAGCTCACTCGGCCATAGTCGCCAGAGACAATATCTTGTGATCCAAGAATGTCATGGCCATGGGCATCCACTGCACCAGGCTTGTTGGTGCTTTTGGTGTTGAAAAAGAAATGGCCTTTGTACTCATCACCCAGTGGTGATCCATCAGATTTCACTTCAGTGTCGCCATCACGCAAGGGATTGCGAACAGTTTTGGGGATTTTGTCTCCGAACTTGGCGGTCAATGCGGCCTTGGCTGCCGCTTTCAATTGGTTCACAGTGTCAAGGTCTGTCTTTGGGACAAGCACTTGTGTTGAGAACTCTTCTTTGCCGTTCATTTCATTCTTGCGAGCTGTTAAAGCTGAGAAATAAGAAAAACGAACTTTTCCGGTTACGACTCTGGTTGACATGGTTTTTTCCTTTTAAGGGTTTACGAGGTTTAACGATTTATCGTTTTCTGCGTTTGCAGAAATTGCACTTTAGCACAAATCAGATATGATGCAAATAAATTAAACGAGGAAACGATCATGCAACTATTCCCCCATCAGCAAGAGGCCAAGCTCTTCTTGCTGTCTAGGCGCAGGGCCATACTGGCCGACCAACCAAGGGTTGGCAAGACGCTACCCACAGCAGCTGCTGCACTTGAAAACCTACCGGCCCTCATCGTCTGTCCCGCCATTGCCAAGACAGTCTGGGAGGCGGCTTTCAGTAAGCTCGCGCCCAATGTCTCAGTGAATGTGGTCAATGGAAAAAAGGGCGCTTCAGAGGTAAACAGTGCCGATGTGACCATCATTAACTACGATGTTTTGCAATACGCACAAACGAATGTGGACAGATATAACACGCTAGTTTTGGATGAGTGCCATAGGCTGGCCAACCCAAAGGCAAAGCGCACCAAGGCTGCGATGTTGGCCATGAAGAAGATTGATTGCGTCTTTGCGCTCAGTGGCACTATCGTGCCAAATCGCCCAGCAGAACTGTGGCCCATCTTGCACGGCTTGGGCATTTACCGAGGCGGCTGGTTTGACTTTGTCTACCGATATGCAAAAGCATGGAGTCCACCATGGGGCGGCCTTGATGTGTCTGGCGCGTCAAACATCCCAGAACTGAAAGCCCTGGTCAAGCCCCATATGCTCAGACGCAAAAAAGAAGACATCTTCATGGACTACAAAGAGCCACAAGTGAGCCTGATCACCTTTGACTTGGCGGTGGATAAGAGAGAGCAGTCATTTGATGCTGACGCATTGGTGGCCAATCCCAATGCGCTACTGGCCTTTGAAGGCTTGTCAGAGATCATGCGGGAAGCTGGCATCAGGAAAGCTCCACTGGCCATTGAATTCATTGCCGACTTGCTCAATTCTGACGAGCCAGTGGTGGTGTTTGCCCATCACAAAGAGGTGGTGGCCATGCTGACTGAGGGATTGAAAGAACACAAGCCGGTCATGGTAGTGGGTGACACGCCCAAGGCCCAGCGCCAAAAGAACATTGACGCATTTCAGTCTGGCAAGACCAAGTGCTTTATTGGCAACATCAGCTCATGTGGCGAGGGCATTGATCTGTCCACTGCTGACACGATTGTCTTTGTCGAGCCAACTTGGCAGACCAGTGCATTGGAGCAGGCCAGCAGCCGAGTCGAAAACATTAACAAAAACGGCATCAAGCCATTGATCTACTTGCTGACAGTCAGGGCATCACTGGACCACACAATTCTTGGCAAAGTCATAGCCAAGCAGAAAATCATTTCACAAATCATTTAACCAGGAGAAACCATGCAACACGAAACCAGAAAACACGCTCGCCTGTCTGCATCCCGCACAGACCGATTCATGCAATGCCCAGGCAGTTATCGCCTAGAGTCATTGATGCCCTATGAGCCAGCAGGCGAGGCCGCTGCCATTGGAACGGCCATCCATGAGCTGTCAGAGATCATTTTGACTGGTAAAGAAATTCCAGCCGGCACTGACCCAGACCATCTGTCCATGGCCCAAGGCTATGCCGACTTTGTCAACACACTGGTGGAAAACCCCAGAAAGAAGTTGATCGAAGTCAACTTGGATGAAGGTCTGAAGTCTCTGCACCCAGCGCTTGGTGGCACGGCTGATGCAGTGTTGGTTGATGGCGACCATTTAATTATTTTGGACCTTAAAACTGGAAGAGTGCCAGTCGAAGCTAAAGACAACAAACAAATGCTGACCTATGCATTGGGCGCGATGAGGCAATTCAAAGCGCCCAGCTACATCACTTGCACCATGCACATCTTCCAGCCCAAGGTCGGCCACAGCAAGTGGACAGTCACTGGCCAGGACTTGGTGGACCATGGCGCCAGACTCAAGGCCGCAGCCGAGCTGGCTTTGAGTGATGACGCACCAACAAGCCCCAGTGTGGATGCCTGCCGGTATTGCAAGGCCAAGACCATCTGCCCCAGTATGCGTGAGAAGGTCCAAGAGACCGCTAGAAGCGATTTCAAGCCTGACACCACTGTTACCCCTGAGATGCTCGATGACGCTGCTCTGGTGGCCGCATGGGCCGATGCTGTGCAGTCTGCTGCCAAAGAGCAGTTGGCCAATGGCAAATCAATCCAAGGCTGGACCATGCGTCTTGGTCGCAAGACCAAATTCTATAAGGATGAGAAGCTGGTCCAAGAAGCATTCAAAGACTTGCTGATCGCGTGGGAACTCAAAAGCCCCAGTGCCGTCTTAAAACTTGGGGTCGAGGTGAGCGAAGACCTAGTCGGTGAGAAGGTGGCTGCGCCAAGTCTGGTCAAGGCCAAGGAATGAGAAGCCTATACATCTGGGCAATTGTTGTTGCCTCACTCGCTGCCTACTGGTCTTACATGATCTATTTGGTTTTTTACTGGCCTGTATAGAATCCAAACCTTGCAAAAAAAATCCCTCGGTCCATGCGTTAACAGTGACCGAGGGGAATTCAAAATGGCAACTACATGAAACCCCAACTTAAAGGAATTTCAGTGACCATTCTAGTCCCGAGTGGTATAGTATTTGAAGCCACGGCTAGGGTAGCTCCCGAAAAGCAGACTGAATCACTGCCTGCCGATGCGCTTTCATATGATTCGTAATCGAAAGATTCATCGATGTCTACAGAATTTCTGGCCGCCAAGGCCCATCCCTCCTACGCAGCAGCGGTAAACATTGCCAATGCCTGCCCAGAAGCGCTCTTCTGCGGCTTTAAAACCAAACCCAAGGCAGACGGCACGCACGCCAAAATCCCCGTCTCAAAGACTGGCGCTGGAGTCGGTGCTGACATTGACCAGGCTTTGCTGGTGAGCTGCGCAGAGCTGGCCCAAATGATTGAGCCGCCACAGCACTGCGAATACTGGGGCATCTTCATGCAAAACCGCATGACCTTTGACCCGTTCAATGAGCTGGTCCTGACCATCCTTGACCTAGACACCAAGCGCTCAACCGCACCACGCGACATCCGCATGGTCAAGCTCATGGATTTGGCCAAAGAGCATGGCCTCTTGACCGAGCGAAGCCACAGCAAGAAGGGCGGCCACATTATTTTCTTGGCCAAGCCTGACCAGAGCCTGCCTCCCAAAATAGACCTTGGCAATCACCAAGAGGTGGAAATCTTTGGCCACCCTGGCAGCGCAGGCAAGAACGTCATGCTCACTGGGGACTCCATGCGCGGTGAGATTATTGAGATCAACTGCACAGTCAAAGAATTCTTGGCCCAAGCCGGCATCCAAATTCAAGAGCCAGAAGTCAAGCAGCCATCACAGTCATTTGACTTCACACAAATGCTCTCAAGAGGCGGCCAAAACGACTTCGACCGAGCCTTGGAGGCGCTTGAGCACATCAGCCCAGACATTGATTACCCCGACTGGATCGCCATCGGTCAGGCCCTGCACTCAGAGTTTGGAGAGCAAGGCAAAAACGCCTGGTATCACTGGTCAGCCAGTGGCAGCAAATACCAAGGCGAGAAGGACCTAGACGGCCACTGGAAATCATTTGGCAAGAAGGATGGCGTAAGCCTTGGCACTCTGTACAAACACGCCAAGGACCATGGGTGGCAGCCACCGACAAAGACCTCAGAGCGAAAGTCAGCCGTTGAAGACTTTGGCATCAAGTACATGGACCAGCCCCAAGCGCCCAAGGAAGCTCCAAAGACCAGATGGCAGCCTATCCCTCTTAACCTTGGCCACCTAGAGCCAGTCGATTACCTGATCAATGGCTTCATTGCCCACAGTTTCTCGGTCATTGCCGGTCAGCCTGGTGTGGGCAAGACCACGGCCATGCTGTCCATTGCCTTGATCGCGGCAGGCTTTAAGGTTGGCGACTCAGAGATCAAAGCCGAAGCCCGTAGAAAGATTATCTATGTCTCTGAAGACACGGCCCAAGTTAAAAGGTCTCTGTACGCATATTCAAAGCACATGGATATATGCGCAATTGAATTGAATGATTATTTTGTACTGATTGAATCAATCAGATCAACAGCCGATGAGGTTATTGAGCTTGCGCATAATGTTATTGAGAACACGATTAACAATGAGCGCCCATGGGTGATTATCGACACGGCCAATGCCACGCTGGATATTGAGAATGAAAATGACAATAGTCAGGTCGGTGCATTCATGGCAGCGCTCAAGCAGACCATATTTACAAAGCTCAACACATCGATCTGCATCATCACGCACACGGCCAAGACCATGTCTAAGGAAGACGACAGTGCCATGGCCCGTGGAGCTTCAGCCTACACTGGAGACGCGACGCTGACAGCTGTGCTTTTCATGGATGAGGAAAACAACAGATATCTTCGCCTCATAAAGACGCGCTATGAGCCAGTCTTCAGAGAAATCCTACTCATTAGCCACATTCACCACGAGGCCGTCATCAACCGCCACGGCAATATGCAAGATGTCAATTGCGTGATTGTCTCGCCCCAAGCCTCCAGCGCTGAAGATCGCAAGCTGGCTCAGATCGATAGGATCAACGATACAAAGCAGCAACGCATCCAGGATAAATGCGACAAGGCCGTCATGTTTGTCCAGAGCCTGATCAACAAGCACCAGCAAGTGATCATCAGAAAAGGCAGCCATTGCCCCAAAACGCCACCACCAGAATTGGCCAGTTTTTACCAATTGGAGTGGTCTGAGATTTACCAGAACGTGCCAGGCGCTGACAGAAGTGATGTCAAAAAGGCGGTCGGCACGGCCATCTTTCACAACTTCAATGACACCGAATTGAGCAATTTATGGGTGCAATTGACATGACCAAAAGCGCAACTCAAATGGCCCAGGTTCAAGCCGCAAAGTCGGGGGGACGAAGGGACAGTCCCGTCGATGGTCTCCTCGGTCTCGTCGATTCAATTGCTCGGAGTGTATTGTCAGATATGCACACTTTTGTGTGCATTCTGACATCACGCATGAGAGTTTTTTTGGTGTCAAAAGTCGAAGGGACGGAGGGACGAAATGCTATAGGGCGTCCCTTCGACTTTCGGGTGTTTTTAGGAGCAAATCATGGTTGATGACTTAGACGACAGAAATTGGTGCAGAAATTGTCGTCACCTCGACTTGGTCGAGCAGCGCCAGTCGATGCCAGCCGAACAGATGGAAAGGCACAGGAAGGTCAACGCAAAGCCACTGCGGTGGATGTTTGACCAGGCAAAGATTAGGAATGGATGGGCAACAGTCACATGGTCCGAACATCAGTGCGGCAAAACCGGACTGGCCGCATTCCCGACCGACATCAAACACCGATGCCACATGTTTCAGGCCAAACCCTCGGCAGTAGAATCCGAGGAATGGTGGTTGACTTAAAACGCAAAAGAAAAAACATTGAACACATTG